AACGAGAAGGAGGACCGCAGATGTCACCAGGGCCAATGACCACCGCCCATCGCGGCGGCGACTTTTACCGCGTCGGCCAGCCGATGAATCCGGCCCGCGTTCCGCGCGCAAGCGACGCGCCGCTCGGTCCGCCGCCGGCAGCGCTACCGGCGCATCAGGGCCGCGGCGCCGCCGCGCTCGGTCTCGCCGATCGGATCATCGCCCAGGAAGCAGCCGCGCGGCCGGTCGCCCGCGAGGACGTCACGCCCGAGATGGAACCGGAAAGCCCCTCGATCACTACCGAGGAAACCGACGAGGATTTCGATGATAACGAGGACGTAACACCCGATATGGAACCGTATGACGCGACGATCGAAAGCTCGCTCAGCGAGCGCGTGACGGTTACCGGCGACGAGAATTCCGTGACGATTACCGCCGAGGACGGCGAGACGATCGTTGCGGTAACCGAGGATGACCACGGCAACATCGAGGTTGAGGTTGAGGACACGTCTGACGTGTTGCTGTCGCCATGAGCGGGGGCGCCGAGCGCATTATCAAGCAAGCCGAAATCGGCCCGCTTGATGAGAACCGCATGGCCAGCTTCGTCGCGTCGACCAATCGCATCGATCGTTACGGCGATATCATCGAGCAGGAGTGGGACCTCGCCGACTTCTGGCGCAATCCGGTGTTTCTCTGGTCGCACAATAGCTGGGGTATGCCGATCGGCTGGGTGCGCGAATTCGAGGCTGACCGAGACCGCACCGAGACCGTCGCGCGCGTCCAGTTCGCGCCCGAGGGGCATGACGAATTCGTCGACCAGTTGGCACGCGCGGTCAACATTCGATTGATCCGTGCGGTCTCAGTCGGCTTCGTGCCGATCGAGATGGAGGACCGGCTCGACGAGCGGGGCCGCTGGGACGGATATCGTTTCATGCGCAATCAACTGATCGAGCTATCGCTCTGCACCGTGCCAGCCAACCCGGACGCGCTTGGCCTGGCGAAGTCGATCAATAGCTCCCCGAAATTCCTTCGGCGGCTGTTCGCCGATGGGGTGTTCCGCGCCGGTCTGCCTGGTCTCAATCCGCACTCTGCCCCGAAGCCTGTGGGCACGTTTACAATGCGTGATCGAGCGCTCGCCGATCTGGCTCGGATCAAGTCGCTAGAACTGCCCGGTGTCTCGGGTCGCACGTAAAGGCATCATGCCATGACGACGCTATCGCAGCGCATCGCCGCGCTGCAAACCGAGCGCGGCCAGATGGTCCGCGCTTACGAGACGGCCCTACAGCCTGCCCTCGATGATAATCGCGATCTGAACGATACCGAGACCGCGACGATCGGCGAGGCCCGCTCACGGCTGGAAACGATCGACGTGCAGTTGCGCCATCTGGGCGAAGCGGAGGTCGCATTCCAACGCGCCGCCGTTCCGGCCGCTGGTGCGTTGCCAGGCAATCGACCCGGCACGTCGATGGTGCTGGCAACGCAGCGCTCTAATCCGGTCGTGCAGATGCAACGGCGCGATCAGTTCAAGGCGGCTGACTTCACCCGGATGGCGATCGCGGTCTCGGTCGCCGGCTTCTGGAACGCGGCCGACTATGCCCGTATGCGCTGGGGGGATGACGAGCTTTGCGAAGTAATCCAACGCAGCATGGCGATACAGTTCCGCGCCCAAGTGCCGCCGATGGGGACCAACGATCCCCCCAATCTTGGCGGCGGTCTCATCACCCGGTTCGAGTATCTGGCTAGCGAATTCATCGAGATGCTGCGCCCGATGCTAATTGTCGGTCGGATGCCTTCGATGCGGCGGCTATCGTTCAATAACGCGGGATCGCTGCTTATTCCGAAACAGACCGGCGGCGTGGCCGGTGGGTATGTCGGCGAGGGTGCGCAGATCGCCGTCAATCGATTGATCTTCGATCGGATGACGCTGGTGCCGTCGAAGCTCGCGGTTATCGTGCCGCAGACGCAAGAACTGCTCCGCCGTTCCGATCCGTCGACCGAGATGCTGATCCGTGACGATATGCTCGAAGGCACGGCCCGCACTATCGATCGATTTTTCTTCTCGACCATCGCCGCCGCTGCCAATCCGGCCGGCATCCTGCAAGGGCTTCTGCCACTACCCGAGGGCTTGATCCCGGCACCCATCGGCCCAGGCGGGGCTGACGTGACGGCGGTCACGCTCGCGCTACGGGCGATGCTCTGGGAACTCCGGCGGAATAACGTGCCGATGAATGCGCCGGTCTGGATCATGAACGCGCGGACGAAAGAATACCTGCGGCTGTTGCGCACCGTGCAGGAAATCTTCGCGTTCAAGGCCGAGATCGACGCCGGCACGCTGCTCGGCTATCCGATCATCGATACGACTGCGATCCCGATCCCGTTCCCACCGGGCACCGGAACAATGACCGCGTATGCGCTGATCGATGCCTCGCAAGTGATCTGGGCCGACGATATGGCGCCGGTCATCGACGCATCGCAGGAAGCATCCGTGCAGTTGGAGGATGCCCCGCCTGTAGTACCACCAGTGCCGCAACCGCCGCAGCAAAACGTTTTCTCAGCGTTCCAAAACGACATGGTGTTCATGCGGCTGCGCATGTCGCATTCCTGGGCGCGGCGGCATGACGTCGCCATCGTCTGGGCGCTGGCGAATGACGGCGCGCCGCCAACCGGACCATGATACATGAGTGAAACAACTGAGGGGCGGGAGACCGCCCCTCAATCTTTCCGGGTGGTCCGCCTGTGCAGGTATCGCGGCGGCGCCGCCGCGCCCGGCGAGATCGTCACGCCCGAGACCGACGCCGATCGCCTCGATGTCAGACTTGCGCTCTGGTTCGGTCAGATGCGGCCGGCGGATGTCAAGCCGGAACCGCCTATCGTCAAGCCGGAACCGCCGGCTGTTGAATCGGCGCCGGAAGTTCAACAGGCGGTATCTTCGCCCGTCGCGCCGATGAGCACGCAGGACGCGCCAACCCGCGCGCCGGTCCGTCCGCCGCCGCAGCGACCGAGGGGACGGCGCTAGATGGCGGCGGTACGGACCACTATCTGGCGTGCTGCCATCGCCCGGCTCGGCCAGCTCATCACGCGCGCCGCCTGGTGGCCGGCCGTTCCGCCGATGCAGTGGGGGCCGACATGGTGGGGCCAGGGCTTCCCCTCGCCGAACATCGCGCCGCCGTTCCTGACCTTCCCGGCGGTATTCACGTCGATCGATACGATCAGCAGCGACATCGCCCGGTTGCCGCTGCGGCATTACCGCCGGAACGAGCGAGGCGAGCGCGTCGAGGTCGAGAATTCCGCGCCGCTGCGCGTGCTGGAAAAGCCGAACGGATATCAAACCCGTTTCGATATGATGAAGCAGTTCATCGCCTCGCAGCTTTATCGCGGCAACGCTTACCTGTTCGCCGTCCGCAACCGGCGCTATGAGATCGACGAGCTTCACGTCCTGTATCCCGATAGCGTCTGGCCGTATCGTTCCGGGGGCGAGGTATTCTATGATGTCGGCGCTCAGCCGCTCGCCGAGATCGATGCGCGGCGGATGCTGACGACGCGCGAATGCCTGCATCATCGGATGCTCACGCTAGCCGATCCGCTGATCGGCATCACGCCGTTGATGGCGGCGGCGCTATCGACCTCGGCCGGCCTGGCGATCCTCCAACAGTCGGAACGGTTCTTCAATCAGATGGCGCGGCCGTCCGGCGTGTTGCAAACCGCCGGCAAGCTCGATCCGCAGAAGGCGAACGAGATCAAGGAACGCTGGAACGCGGTGTATAAGGGTCCGGGCAATGCCGGCGACGTGGCCGTGCTGGAACAGGGCCTCGAGTGGAAGGCGCTGGCGATCACCGCCGTTGACTCGCAGCTTATCGATCAGCTGCGCTATACCGTCGAAGACGTTGCGCGCGTGTATCGGCTGCCGCTGTTCATGCTCGGCGATCTGACTAAGGTCTCATTCAACTCGTCCGAGCAACTCGTCCGGATTTATCACTCGGGCTGCCTGGTCGCGCATATGGTCTCGATCGAGGACCGGCTGTCGCTGTTCTTCGATATGAACGGCCGGACCGAATGGCTGGAATTCGATACCGACTATCTGTTCCGCACCGAAATGTTGCAGCGGGTCGAAGCGCTGGCGAAATCGATCCAGGGCGGCGTGCGGACGCCGAACGAGGCGCGCTCGGTTGAGGGTCTCAATCCGCTGCCAGGCGGCGATGCGATCTTCATGCAGCAACAGATGGTCCCGGTCGAAGTCTTGGCGACGCGCGCCGATCTCACCAACAAGCCGCCGACCGGACCGGGACCGGCGCCGATGCCAGCCGCGGCGTTGCTGCCGGCGCCATCGCCGCCCGCGCTCGCGTCGCCGGAGTCCTGGGAACCGCTTAGCGACGAATTGATGGCGGCGGTGTTCGGCAAGGTCGCACCGGCACGCGCCAGGCTGATCGTCGACAACGATCGACGCTTGCAACGAAAGCTGATCTATGGACGGCGATCTCGGGCCGCGTAACCCGCACATCCGGCCGCTCGTCGACGCGCTCACGCCGGTGCTGAGCCGGCTGCGCGAGGACGTGCAAGCCCGGCTCGATGCGTTCGAGGCGGCGCTTGCCGACCGGCTGGCCGAGCGCACGGCGCAGGCGGATGGGATGCTCGACGAGACCCGTCGCCGCGCCGAGGATGCGATCCGGCAAAGCGCCGAGGCGGTGCGCGCGCTGGCTAATCTGGTCACGCAGGAAACCCGCGCGATGCCGGATCGGATGTTGCAACAGATCGCCCTGTTGCCGCGTCCGCGCGATGGCCGCGACGGGTCTCTGACCGTCGCGCACGCCCACGTCGACGGCCGGGTCTATGATCCGGGCGAGCTTTGCCGGCATCGCGGCGGCACCTGGCAGGCGACCGACCGCACCGCCGAGACGCCCGGACCGGACGCGGCGACGTGGCGGATCATCGCGGACGGGCTGCACGCGATCGATACCGCCAGCGTCGACCTGCGCACGTTCATGCTCGGTATCGATCAAGCTGACGGGCTGCGGCGCGAGATACCGCTCAGCTTCCCGATCCCGCTGCACCGCCGGCAATATCGCGCCGACGCGGTCTATGCGATGGGGGACGAGGTCGCGCTTGACGG